ATATGATGGCCGAGAGCCGGCGCCGGAGGAGGCTGCCGGCCAGGGAGCTGGCGATCCTCGAAGCGGCTGAGGCCAAGAGGCGGCGGCGACAGGATCGGAACCGGGCCGCGGCGTCTGCCGGTGGCTTCATCGTCCACTGATTACCCAACCTTAGACGAGGAGTTCACATGTCCACGAAAATGCGCGCGAAGATCCGCGTCGGTTCTGTGTTCCCGTACCGGAACGACAAGGGCGAGACGGTAAGTGAGCAACTCACCTTCCACGGGGTTGCCAAGAGCGGCGGCTATCCCACCGACGGCAGCGATGAGGACAATACCTTCGCCAAGTTCTCACCGTCCGTGAACCTGCAGATCATCATCGCCAATCCGGCGTTGTTCGACAAGTTCAAGCCGGGCGATACCTTCTATGTCGACTTCACGCCGGCGGAGTGATCTGAGCTAAGGCTCGATAATTTTCCCGGCCTCATTTGAGGCGGCAAAAATGGACTTTCGGAATGGCCACAGAGCGCCCGCCCTTGTTCACTGACCGCGAGGGCGTCCTGCTCGTGGCAGGGCTGCTCCTCCGCGCGACGGCCAAGGGATACACCCCTGAGGTTGTCCGGGAGGCGCTCGCCAGTTCGAACCGAGAAGCATTCAACCAGCTCGAGGCGCTCGGGGGGGCAGAGACCGTCACCACGGTTGCCAGCGGCATGGCTCAAGGCGTGCTGCAAGGTGTCGCCGAGATCCTCGAAGGGCTGTCTAAGGTCAGCGACGAGCATTGGCTCAAGACCGCCCATGCCGCCTACGCCGCCGCGAAGGCTGAGCAAGGATGAGATCGCCTGCCTGAACCGCAGGCCACGAAACGTCGCAAGATAGGTCTGGGAACCGGGTGTCTCCGCATTCCCGTCAAGCGCCTATCCACTGATCGGAGCCAACTAAATTCATCGTTATGAGCATAGCTCACGGCGGTGACCATGGCAGCGGGAAAGCCTCTTCCTTCAAGGGCTTGCAACCAACCGACCCGTCCGATCCAGGTGTGCTCATAATTTGAAACACACCGCGACGCCCCATTGACCAACCGATTGACAGAGGGCAACACTCCTTCTGCCAATCATCAAGCGGTAGCGCAGATAGGCAGCACCTATCACCCTCTCACCTGGTCGACGCGCCGCCCCAGCGGCGACGGCGAGCCAATCCAGAGAGAACCTGCAACGCCTCCGCTAGCCTCAACGTATAAAGGTTATGTATCCGCGAGGCTTTCATGGCGCTCCAGATCAGAATCGATACGGTCGACGTTTCACGTCTGGGCAACGCCATTGCCGCAGCTGGTAAGAAAGCGCCCGTGGCTATCGCACGGGCTCTCAACCACACTGGCGCCAAAGCAAGAACAGCGATGATCAAGACCCTCACAGCTCAGACCGGGCTGAAGAGAAAGACCATCGTCAAAGCCATGAAGGTCGGGAAGGCAGCCCAGAAAGGCAACCTCGCCTACACCATCTGGTCACGAGGCGGGGACATCTCCCTCAAGTACTTCGACCCGAAGGAAGCCAGGAAAGGTGTGAGCGCCAAGCCATTCGGCAAGCGTACCTACACCCCGATGGCCTTCCTGAAAGGTGGACGCAAACCCAACCGCGTCCCACTCAACATGGGTGGTCACGTCTACCGTAGAACGTCTGCATCGCGGACTCCCATCGAGATGGTGGATAGCGGCGTCATCATTCCTGAGGAGATGGTGACCGGCGCGACCGAGGCGGCCTTCTATGAGGTGGCTCAACGTGACCTAGCAGACCGGCTCGGACACGAGCTCCTGCGCATCCTGGATAGGAAGTAGGATATAATAAAAGTGAACAGCGAGTCATTGCTTGTTGATTTAAGTTCGAGCCTTTGGCTTGTGCTTCGGCATACGTTGAATGACGCGGTTAACTTCCTGTTGCCAGCTAGCGTTATCTGTCAGCTGTGATCGAACAACCTTGAGCTTTTGGCAGCCAGGAAAGCGGTGCAGAGCTTCCTTTATACCCTCGGCCAAGTTCTTTCGGAGCCATGGGTTCAATGTGATGCGGCGAATCCAGCTGAAGTTTATGTCGATGGTCGGCAAGTCGCTGTTGCGATCGTGACCGCATTTGAAGACTCTGTATTCCTTCTCATCCATGAATCCATGGCGCTTTAGGAAAGGCAACCGAGCTAATTCTAGATCTGGCAGCGCTTTCAGTTTAGCCAGAGTCAAATACTGCACCTCGCCGTATTCGAAGCCACCGTCTGCGTCCATTTTCTTCAGCAGAGGGGCTTTCTCAAACTCAATACAGACGCCTTCGTTGTTGCCTGCGAATACTTGCCAGTGATGAAATGTTTCGGGTGCTTGTGTGAAGCACAGCGCGTGGATAGTCTCATAACTCATCCCTTTGCGATACGCTTCCATAAACTCTGTGTCATTCTTGTCCTGCCAAGACAACGGACTTAGCAGGGTTAGTTTTCGCCGATGAAGCATATCCATCGCTGAGCTAAGCGACGTATAGCGCTTCAAGACATGTTCAAGTCTTGTCTCCACGTGTCCGCACCTCTGGAAAGCTATGCGCGAAGAGGTAAACATTAGGAATAGAGAGAAAGTCAATGATGATGTCACATCACTTTGGTCGCACCCTTCCTACCTGATCGCCGGGTTCACTAACGAGCGAGTGAGACCCATCACCTTTCTGATACGCAGCATCCGGATCGGCGACGGGACAGCTTCACTTCGTCAGTTTGTTGTGCGGGTCCTTGGCAGTTGCCCCACAATGCGGGCGGAGAACGGCCCGGGATTTGGCCAGTTTGACCGGTTTTCCGGAGCCTAAAGCAGCGTGGTTGAGGGCCATCAGGGCCTCATTCGAGCCTTCAGTGATGCTGGTTCTTTAATTTCGGCGGCTCTTTAGCTTCGGCTGCGTCCTAAAGACGGAGAGCTAAAATCAGGATCTAAAGTCAGATCGAGGTAAGGCCGGTGGCGGCGCATGTTGATGTCCAACCAGATTGTCTCGAAGGGTGACTTCGCGAAGCTGTGCAACGTCTCTCCAGGACGGGTCACTCAGTGGATTACGGAAGGCAAAATCAGCGGTGACGCAATCGTCGGGGAGGGGCGTTCGGCTAAGATCGATGCCGCACTGGCGCAGAAGCAGATCGGGCTGCGGCGTGACGTCGGGCAGTCGCTCGGCAACGGTCTGAAAACCCGGCTCAGCCCCAGTTCTGCAAAGCGAGGGGAGGCAGCAAAGCCTGACCTGAGCGACGAGATCAACGAAGAGATCAAGCGCCAGAGGCTTGAGGGCATCAGGCGGCAGAACCGTCGCGAAGCCGAAGAGGAGCTGGCGCGACAGGGCCGCTACATCGAGGCTACCGGCGCGCGGCGTGAGATGAACCGGATCGCAGAGGAGCTGGTGAGGGTGTTCGAAGGCGCACTGCCGGAGTTCGCCACCGCGATCGCGTCCGAGTTCAAGATTGAGCAGCGCGATGTGCTCCACCTTCTGAGAGATCAGTTCAGGAAGGTTCGAACGAAGGCGGCGGGTAAGGCACGCCAGGCGGCGGCCGATAAGCCGGCGCTGGTGTCTGATGGTGTTGAGGATCCTGAGGAAGCGTAATCGACGATGACGATGCTGGCGAACCCCGAGCGTATGGCCCAGGATGCCGTCGCTCTGGCACTGGAGCCGCTGCCGCCCGTCAACTACGGCAAGTGGGCTGAAGAGAACATCGTCTTCACGAAGCGCGAGAGCCCTGAGCCGGGCCCGTACAATCGAGAACGGTTCTCGTATTTCGATGAGATCCTCGCTGCCTTGAGCCCGGACGATCCCTGCCGGATCGTCACGCTCAAGAAGTCGGCGCAGCTGGGCGGCACGGTGCTGGCCAACGTCTTTGTCGGCGGTTCCATGGACATGGATCCGGGTGACGTGATGTACGTGCACCCGACCGAGAACAACGCCCAGCGTTGGTCCAAGATGAAGCTGTCGCCCATGCTCAAGGGAACGACAGCGCTGAGGGAGATCTTCCCGCAGAAGAGCCGGGATGGCTCAGATTCGGTGATGTACAAGGAGCGCGTCGATGGGCTCGGCGCTATCCTGATCTCCGGCGCCAATTCGCCGGCGACGCTGTCCCAGGTCACCGTGCCTCGCCAAGTGCAGGACGACCTTTCGAAGTGGGAAATGAATGCCGCGGGAGATCCTGAGGCCCAGGCCGACAGCCGATCCCGCGCGATCGAGTTCGCCAAGATCTTCAAGATCTCGACGCCCCTGATTGAGCCCGGGTGCCGGATCTCGAAGGATTTCGACGAGGGCAGCCAGGAGAGCCTGTATGTACCCTGTCCGCACTGCGAATTCATGCAGACGCTGGACTGGGCCAACATGCTGGCCAATCTCGATGAAGAGCATCCGGAGGAAGCGCACTTCAACTGCGTTGCCTGCGGAGAGGATATTCAGGAGCATCACCGTTCCTGGATGCTCGAGCGGAAGGAATGGCGGGCCGCACGCCCGCACATGAAGAAGATCCATCGGTCTTTCTACATCTGGTCGGCTTATAGCCATCTCCAGAGCTGGAAGCGGATCGCGCTCGAATGGCTGAACGTCAAAGGCGATCCAGCCGGCGAGCAGACATTCCTCAACGATACGGTCGGCTTGGCCTTCAAGGCTCAGGGCGAGGCACCGCCGTGGGAGGGACTGAGAGACCGAGCGGCGAACTCGACCTATACCCGCGGCGTGATCCCGGCCGGAGCGCTGCTGATCTGCTACGGCATGGACTGTCAGGCCGATCGCGTCGAATGGCAGCTGGTAGGGTTTGGCCGCGACGGTCGCCGGTGGGTGATCGAATACGGCGTGGTGCCGGGGCATATCAGCGAGTCCGGCACCCGGGAAAAGCTCGATGGCCTTGTTACTCAGGAGTGGCCGAACACTTTCGGCCTGAAGCTCAAGGCCGACCTGACGGGGATCGACGGCAATGCCTGGACCGAAGATGTCTGGGGATGGGCCAAAGGGCACCCGGCCAACAAGGTAATCATGGTCCGTGGCCGAGGCGAGGAGTGGGCTCCTCTCCTGGCCCGGGTCAAACGCGAGCGCAATCGATCCGGCGCACTGCTGAAGTACTCGAGCCGGTTCTACAACTTCGGCACCTCGGTGCTGAAGATGGCGCTATACCGCAACCTAGCCAAGACTGACCCAAAGGTCTTTGGATACGTCGGGTTCCCACGCGGCCTTGATGACGAGTATTTCCGCCAGCTGACATCTGAGCGCCGGACACCGCAGAAGCGCTTCGGGTTTACGGTCTACCGGTGGACCAAGGATCCTAATCAGGCGAACGAAGGCCTCGATACGATGCTGCAGGCGGAAGCCGCGGGCATCAAGCTCGGTCTTCGAGGCATGCCTGACGCTGTCTGGGACCGCTACGAGAACGAGCGAGAGTTAGCTGTGGCCCCGGCCGCGACTGTGGTCGCGACGACCGTTGTCGAAACCAAGCCTCAATCAAAGGCCGCGCTGATCCGTCCCGTGGCAGTGGCTTCCGACCCCTACATCTGAGAGCGATATGGTTGACCTTGCTACTCTGAAGCAACGCCTCACCGAGGCGGAGCAGGCCTTGCATCGCCTGTCGATCGGCAAGGCTGTTGTGTCGATCTCGGATGGGGAGCGGAAGCTCACCTATACGGCAGCGACCATCGGCCAGCTGCGCGCCTATGTCGAAGATCTCAAGCGGCAGATCGCTGCCCTTGAGAGCCCTGTCCCGCCCCGTCGTGGGCCCTTTGTGATGTCCTTCTGATGCAGCCAGCTTGGAACCATCGACGTGCGCCCGGCGTGAAAGCCAGAGCGGCAGCGCCCGGGCGCGAGCTGATGGCTGTGCCGGAGGTCGAGACTTCTCACCACGCTGCCTCCTTCCTGGCGAAGGACATGGCGACGTGGCCCTCGGCCCGCCTATCGCCGGACGCCGCCTTACTGCCTGAGATCGATACGATCTCCGGTCGCATCGATGATCTCGTACGCAACAATGGTGTCGCGGCAGGTTCCGAGCGAACCTTCATCGACAACGTCATTGGCCCGCGGATCACGTGCAAGCCGAATCCAGATCGGGTGACACTGGGCAAGCCTGCGGGCTGGGTCGACGGCTGGGCCCGGGAGGTAGAATCTCTATTCACGACCTTCACGGACACCGACTGGTTTGATGCTGGTCTCCGCTACAACTTTCACACATCGACCCGCCTCCAGGCTCGCATGATCGCGGCCACGGGCGAGGCTCTTGCTCTTCCACTGTGGACGAAGCGGAACGGGTCCAAGTGGAACACCTGCATTCAGCTCGTCGATCCTGCTCGGCTTTCCAATCCTTTTGGGAAGATCGAGAGCACGAACTTCCGCGGCGGAATTGAGCTTGATCCGGTCACCACGGCGGCCGTCGCCTACCACATCCGTAAGACCCATCCGGGCGATATCTATGGATATGGCCTCGGCTACGGTGTCGGCGAATGGGAGCGCATCCCGGCCTACATGCCATGGGGCCGCCGGCGGGTGCTCCACATCTACGAAAGCGAGCGGGTAGGGCAGACGCGCGGCAAGGCCGTGATCACGTCCGTGGCCCGCCAGTTCAAGATGTTCGACCACATGAATCGCGAGCAGCTCCGCAAGGCGGTGCTGAATTCGCTGATCTTTGCGGCACTCGAGACGCCGCTTGAGGGTCAGCAGATTGCGGACATGTTCGGGCAGACCGACGATCCTATGGGGAACTATCGCCAGTCGCTGGACGAGTGGCGGATCCAGATGTCCGGCGGGTCGATGATCCCGCTGCCACCTGGTACCCAGCTCAAGCCGTTCGCCCCGAACCAGCAGCTCACGGAGCTCGACAGCTTCGCGACGGTGATGTTGCGGAGCATCGGCACTGGCTTGAACATGCCGTACGAGCTGGTGTTCCGGGACTTCTCGAAGACGAACTACTCTTCGGCGCGGGCAGCGCTCCTTGAGGCATGGCGCTACTTCTCGTCCGTTCGGCAGTTCCTGATCGATCACTGGTGCTCGGTCATCTTCGACCTTTGGTTCGAAGAGGCAGTGCAGCGGAACATGATCCCCGACTGCACCCCTGATGACTACTACGCCAATCAGATTGCCTGGACCCGCTGCAAGTGGATCTTCGCCGGCCGTGGCTGGGTCGATCCGCTGAAGGAAGCCAAGGCCGCAACCGAGCGCCTCAGCAATGGGGTCTCGACGCTCTCCGACGAATCCGGTGAGCAGGGGCGCGATTGGCGGGAGCAGATTGACCAGAAGGCCCGCGAACTCGCCTACGAGAAGCAAGCCTACGAGGAAGCCGGTCTGCCTTGGCCGCCGGCTCAGCGAGACGAAGCGGCGCGGCGAGCAGCCGACGACGCCTATCTCGCCAGCGAAGAACAGCCAGAGGTGATCCCGAATGCATAACTCACTTTTGGCCAGCTTCGACCTGCAGCCATCGCTGATTGCGGTCGAGATGAAGGGGATGTTCGAGGCCTGCCTAGCGCGAGCCTCTTCCATTTTGGAGAGCATCGAGAAGGCTGAGGCACCGGCCGTCATGGCCGACGACTTCTGGTTTGATGCGAGCGACTGGCGGTCGGTCTACCGGCCCTACATCGTGAAGGACGGCATCCTCCACATCCCGGTGAAGGGCGTCCTGCTCCACGGATTCGGTTATCAGCTCGGCTCCTGGGCCACAGGCTATCCGTACATCTGGAAGGCCTTCGAGCGCGGGCTCGCGGACGGCAACGTCAGGGGCATTGCGCTGATCATCGACAGCCCGGGCGGCCATGTGGCCGGAAACTTCGACCTCGTCGACAAGATGTTCGACGCGAGGGGGACGAAGCCAGTCAGGGCCTTTGCCGCTGAGAGCGCCTACTCCGCCGCTTACTCGATCGCATCAGTCGCCGATAAGGTCGTGGTCTCCCGCACCGGCGGCGTCGGCTCGATCGGCGTGGTGACCTTCCACATCGACATTAGCAAGGCGGTCGATGCCGCTGGCATCAAAATTACATTCATTCATGCGGGTAAGCACAAGGTCGATGGCAATGCCTATGAGGCTCTGCCTGACGATGTGAAGGACCGCATCCAGGCTCGCATCGACGAGCTCTACGGAGTTTTCGTGTCCACCGTGGCACGGAACAGGGGCATGGACGAGAAGGCTATCCGCAAGACGGAAGCTCTCACGTTCACGGCCACACAAGCACTGTCGAACGGGTTGGCCGATGAGATCGGTTCGCTCGAAGACGCCACGGCTGCGTTCGCGGCTGAATTGGATCCTGAAACAGAGGATGACGAAATGTCGAATCAGGACAAGGCAGCCGAGAAGGCTGCACTGGATGCCGCGCGCGCCGAGGGCCGCACGGAAGGTGAAAAAGCCGGTCGTGAGACTGGTGTGAAGGAAGGCGCGACGGCAGAGCGGACACGCATCAAGGCCATCCTCGGCTCCGACGAAGCCAAGGGCCGTGAGGATCTCGCGAGCTACTATGCTTTCGAGACCGATGATGCCCCTGAGAAGGCAACTGCAGCGATGGCCAAGGCTCCAAAGGCTGCTGCCCAGGGGAAAGAGCCCAACCGCTTCGAACAGGCCATGGGTCAGACGCCCAACCCGGTTGTCGGCGCCGGCGGCGAGAGCGGCCAGCGCGATCCGGACGATGTGGAGGGGATCTTCGCCTCCGCTGGCTACGCGCCTCGCAAGGCCGGCTGAGCCATCACGCAACTCATTCGGATAGAGGAGACCTCATCCTATGCCTATCGATATCCCCACCAGCGCCGATACCGCCGGCATCGCGGGCAGCTCGGTCGAGACCATCACGAACTTCGATCCGTTCATCACAGGCGACTTCCCGCCGATCGTGACAACGGACGAGCTGGTGGCCGCCAGCCAGAACATTCCAGCCCGCACGCCGGTCGGCTTCTCGTCGGGCGCCCTCGTTCCCGCCGTCCAGGGTACGACCGCAGCGGGTGAGACCACGACCCGCGCACCGATCTACCGTCAGGGCGTCTTCAATCCTGACCAGATCAACTGGCCGGCCTCCTACGACACCGTCGACAAGAAGAAGACGGCGTTCAATGGCGCGCCGACCCCCACCAGCATTGTCATCCGCGCGCCCCGGACGATGACCGTTCCGTAGTAGCGGCGATCCGGCAGCACGAACTCAGGAAAGGCGTCAAATACATGGCCCTCGATCTCTACACTTCCCGGCAGCTCTACCGCGTCATGTATGACGACCGTCTTGCTGCCCCGACCTCCTACTGGCTCGACCAGTTCTTCCCGGACAGCTACTTTTCGACCTCCGAGGAGATCTACTTCGAGAAGATCCCGTCCAGCCGCAAGATCGCTCCCTTCATGCTCCCCAATGAGCAGGGCAAGCCGATCTACCGCCGCCAGGGCGAGACGCTCCAGTCCTTCCGCCCGGCCTACACGAAGCCGAAGGACGCTGTGCGTCCCTCCGAGATGCTGAAGCGCCAGCCGGGAGAAATCCTGGGCGAAAACGCCCTGACGCCAAAGGCCCGCTACGACGCCGAAGTGATCCGCATTGCGCAGTTCCAGCGCGGTGCCATCAACCGTCTCTGGGATTACATGGCGGCCAAGGCCATCCTGGATGGCAAGATCACGGTGAACTACATCCGTGATGGCGGCTCCAACTATCCGTCAGTCGTGGTGGATTTTGGTCGCGATGCCGGACATACGGTCGTTCTCGCATCCGGCTCCCGCTGGGGCGATGCTGGTGTGTCCATTGTGGACAGCATCCAGGGCTTCGCCAACACGATGGCTGGAGCGGCCTTCGGCGGGTTCCCCAACCGCATCACCTTCGGCGCCAGCGCCTGGGCTGTGGCCCAAAAGGATGCTGCCCTGAAGGAGATGATGGATACCCGCTATCGCGGATCTCCGGACCTGACGCTCAACCGCGGTGTCGTACGTCGTGACGTGGAGCAGCCTGCGACCTACGTTGGCACCATCGGCGCGGGCATCGAGGCCTATGTCTACAACGGCACCTTCCAGAATGATGACGGCTCTCTCGCCAACATCATGGACCCGCGCGACATCGTCCTGTCGGCTCCTGGTGTCGAAGGCGTGAAGGCCTATGGCGCAATCCTGGATGAGGACGCCGACCTGCAGGCTACCGACATCTTCCCGAAGATGTGGAGCCAGAAGGACCCCTCCGCCCGCTTCATCATGAGCCAGTCGGCTCCGCTGATGATCCCCGTCAACCCGAACCGCACGTTCCGCGCTCGCGTCGTGGCGTAAGCCTGACCCGGTGCGGCAACACCGCGCCGGACCGGAGCTTCTGAGGAGTACAGAAATGGTCAAAGCATTTGCGCTGAACGCGGTGCACGTCGCTTCGGAGCCCGGCAAGGTCTCCGACGATGGCAAGGTTGTGAAGGTTGCCAAAATCGTCGAGCACAAGCCAGGTGCTGTGTTTGACCTGGACGAAGATAGCTTCGAGGAGCTCGAAGCTGAGGGCGCTGTCCGTAAGGCAACTCGCGCCGAGATTGCGGAGGCCCCGGCCGAGCCGGTCCGCAAGACGCGCAGCTCATCCCAGCCGGCCGGCGGCTCGACCGACCCTCTCGACGGCATGACGAAGGAGCAGCTCCTGGCCGAGGCCGAGAAGCGCGGCGTCGAGGTGAAGCCGGCTCAGTCAAAGGACGAGATCCTGGCTGCTCTCAGAGCAGCGGCTTGATCCCATGCCCAGCCTATTCCGCGAGGCATGGGCTGAGGCACAGCCCGACTTTGACGAGGCGTTTGGCGAGGAGTTCATCCTCCTCGCCCGCGCCCGCTCGGTCAGTGATCCGGATGCCCGGACAACCAGTGACAGCTCGCGTCCCTCGTTCCCCTTCGTCGGCTCCTTCACCTCTGAGGGCGCGATGGCTCAGGCACAGGGCAGGGGGCGTTCCGGCGACTGGACCAGCTCCTACGTGGCCCAGCCTGCCAACATCAAGGTCGCGACGGTGGCACTCCCTGATTGGATTGCCTCAGGCGACCAAGTGCAACGTGTCGCCACCAATGAGACGTTCATCGTCACCAGCGTCATCCCTGACGACCTGAATACCTCCAAGATCAATCTGAGGGTCTGATGAGCCTTGCTCGAACGGCATTGAGGCTGGCGGTCTCGCGCGACCTGCTGGCTGATCCGGTGATCTCTGCACTGTGCCCCGGCAGGGTATTCGACTCCATCATGGACCCGCCGAGCAGCAAGAACTTCGAGCCGACCATCACGATCACCACCGAGGATGATGACGGAGAAGCCTTTGATCCGCAGAACGGCGGAGTGCCATTCGCTCAGACCGTCGACCTGGTGCTTGAGATCGCCATGGCCGCACGAGGTGAGAAGGATGACGATGATCCACTTATCCCGGTCACTGATCGTGAACTTGAAGCGATGCTGGATCTTGTCGAGCATCGTGCGGTCGAGATCATCACGGTAGGCGAGCGTCCAGCGCTCACCCGCAAGGTGTCCCGCCGGGTTCCGAAGTACAAGTCTTCTCGGTTTCCAGACAACGAGAATGGCCTTCGCCTGGCTGTCCGGGTGGTGACGCTCTCAGTGGAACTCAAGGGTGAGGATCAACTCGACATCCGTGAGGTGCCGACAGGTCCGTTCGCTAACCTGCCGGATCCCCTCCGTACGATCTGCCGGCTCCTGCCGGCCGGCATGTCTGGGGCCAAGGTCTGCCAGATGATTTCCGATGCCCTGCCGCCGGTGGGCGTCGAGTTCTTCGAGGGCGCAGACCTCACCATGCGTCCCGATCCTTCCGCCCCACTGCCGAAGCCGGCCGTGGGTGAGCCTCACGCGCCGTACGTCGGCGTCGATGTCACCATTCCGCAGGAGTGAGCCATGTCCGATACCGAACGGAAGTTCATCAAGCCCGCACGCAAGGGTGCGTCCATCCCGGATCCCGATCGCGGCAGAGACCTGCCATGGGAGGGAATCGAGGTCGATTGGTCGCCGTACTGGGCAGGAATGCTCGAGCGCGGCGACATCACCGTGAAGGGAGTCGAGTCAGAGGCTGTCCAGGAGAAGCCCAAGGCCAAGCGCACTGCAGCTCCTGCTCCGCGGGTCGAGCCTGAAAAGGCCGATGACCGTCCTTCCGTCGATGCTCAGCCGACCGCCGATCCGGAGCCGAGCTCCGACGCCACTGAATCCTAATCTCCACCGGGCCGACATGTGCGGCCACTTCAGCAAGGAAAGCCCGCAATGTCGGTAGCCTTCAATGCCATGCCCGGCGACATCCGCGTTCCGGGCGCCTACTTCGAGATCAATGCGGGCATTCCGCCTTACTCGGGCACGTCTCGCACCCTGCTCATTGGCCGCAAGCTTGCTGGCGGCTCGGCGCAGCTCGGCATCCCGGTCAACCTCGGCGCCGGCGATCCGAATGCTCTCTTTGGTGCCGGGTCGATGCTGGCCGAGATGGCGATCATCGCCCGCTGGCATAACCCCAATGGCGAGATCTGGGCGCTCCCTGCCACCGACCCATCGGGCACCGCGGCCACCGGCTCGATTGCCATCGCCGGCACGGCGACTGCTGCTGGTACCTTGGTCCGCTACATCGCTGGTGAGCGCTACTCTGTCGGTGTGGCTGTCGGCGATACGGCGGCAACGGTCGCTGCGGCTCTGAAGGCGGCCATTGACAAGGGTTACACCAAGTACAACCGCGCGCAGCTCGCCCCGGTCACGACCAGCGTCGCCACCGGCACGGTCACCCTAACTGCCCGCCATGTCGGCGTGGAAGGCAATTGGATCCGCATCGAGGCTGGTCTTGATGGCAACGAGGTAGACCCGGCAGGCCTTACGGTGACGATCACCGCAATGTCGGGCGGTACCGGCGAGGTAGATTTAGCGACTGCCTTGGCCGCTCTCGGCGATCAGCCGTTCGATCACATCGGAGCTCCATACTCTTCGACGGCGCAGCTCAATGCTGTTCGGCAGTTCCTGTCCGACAGCGGCTCAGGCCGCTGGTCGCCGACGGTCGGGCTCTACGGCCACTACTTCACGACCAACAGCGGCAACCTCGCCGCACAGACCGCTCTCGGCGCGGGCCGCAATGACCCGCATGTTTCAATCTTGGGTCTGAACAACTATCCGCAGGCTCCGTGGGCCTGGGTTGCCGCTCTGACGGCCGTGGTGGGATTCTCGAAGAACCTTGGGCGGTCTATCACTGAGGCGGTCGAGATCGCCCGTCCGCTCCAGACGCTCGTCCTTCAAGGTCTGCGCGGTCCGAAGAACGTCTCCGATCAGTGGAAGATGGCGGACCGGGATAGCCTCTACCGAAACGGCATCTCGGCTGTGATCTTCCGGGCTGATGGCCAGGCTGCTCTGGACCGGGTGGTGACCACCTACCAGACCAACGCATGGGGGCAGGCGGACATCACCTTCCTCGATGTGGAAACGCTCTACATCGCGGCCTATGCCGCCCGCTACTTCAAGCAGCGGATCATGGCGACCTATCCCCGGTCCGTGCTGAAGGATGACAATCCGCGATCTCTGCAGGGCGTCACAACTCCGGATCAGATCCGTGCGACGCTCATCCATGCCTATCGTGAGATGTACGACGGCGGCTTGGCTGAGAAGCCAGCACTTTTCGCCGAGTACGTGATCGTCGAGCGCTCGGCCGATCCGAACCGGGTCAATGCTTACATCCCGTTCGATGTGGCCAATCAACTCCGGGTGTTCGCGGCGAACGTCACGATCTTCCCTGAGCTCAACGACCAGATCGCGGCGCTTCAGTAAGCGCCGCCCTTATCCAGCAACTATCATCAGGAGACACGCGCCATGGATACTAAGGGCGGTCGCTTCAATCTTGAGATCAACGGCCGCGTCTATTCAGGGCGTGGTGAGGCTACCATCAACCCGAGCCGCGTCGGCATTACTGCCGAAGCCAACTCGGACGGTACCGGTTACCGGACCATCCAAGCTAAGTTGGCGACGCTTGAGCTGGCCTTCGACCGCGGCATCGATCTGGTGTGGGACGAGGCTATGCTCATGCAAGAGGTCAATGTCACCTTCGTTGAGGCGGACAAGACAGGCCGTCGCAAGACACACCTCTTCACCCGCGCTAGCTTTGTCGGCGATGGTGCTGCCATCAACACCTCCACTGGCGAGGTGACCGGTATCAGCATCGCGACGGATAGCTATCAGGCCGTTTGAGGCCGTACCTGAGGATACGCAGTGGCCAATAGCAAGACAGTACCCCTTTCTGAGCCTCTGGTCGGGCACAAGGGGGCGATCACCGAGATCATCTTCCGTGAGCCGACCTTTGCCGATCTGATGGATCTCGGCGACCCTATAGACATCGTTCGCACATCAGATGGTCACTTCATCCGCACCGTGAACTGGCCGGCCGTCGGCCAGTACTGCGAGCGCTGTGCCGACGACGGTGTCGGGCTCCTGATCTCGAACCTCAACCTCAAAGACAGCCTGGCTGCCTCGGAGGCGATGCTGGGTTTTTTTACAGAAGCCAGGGCGACCAACTCATCTACCGACAACTCGCCGAAGAACTCGTCTTCGACCTGAGTATCGATCCTGGCACGGTCGAGCGCATGCCGCTTTCCCGTCTGGTTGAGTGGAAGCTGATGGCGGTCGAGTACATCGAGAGCCGCAAAAGGAGACGGTAGTGGCCACTCGGACTATGACGGCGGAAGCCCGGATCACCGCCAGAGATGGTACCGGGCGTGTCTTCAACGACATCTCGCGGAAGATCGACGCGGTCAGCAAGGCTGCCCATCGGGCTAATGCCGCATCGAACGCCACGGCAGCGCGCACGGCCCGTGTGCTGGACCACCAGATGCGACAGGCGGATCGCATCGGATCGGCCGTCAATGGGGCACTGCTTGCCGGAGCCTCGCGAGTCTTGGCGCCCGCCGCAGTCGGGTACGGCATCAAGGTGGCCACCGATCAGGCGATCTCACTCGAGCGGACTATGATCGAGGTCGGCAAGGCGACCAACGCTTCTGGCAACGATCTGAAAGCCTACGAGCAGTCGATCCTTGACCTGTCCCGAGCGACAGGCAAGACCAAGGAGGAAATCGGCGGCATCATGGCGGCGGCGGCCTTTGCTGGCCGACCGACGCAAGACCTGACCCGCTATACGGAGTATGCCGCTAAAGCGACGGCAGCATGGGGCACATCGGCTGAAGAGACAGGGCAGGCGCTCGCTGAGATCGCTAACACCTATAAGGCTAGCCAATCTCGATTGGAGCAGATTGGCGACGCCATTAACTATGTGGCCGACAATGCCGCTGCTCGGGAATCGGACCTGATCGAGTTTATCCGGCGTTCCGGTGCCATCGGTGATCAGGCCGGCTTCACGGCTGAGCAGACGCTCGCCTTTGGCGCGGCCATGAAGGAGGTTGGTGTCCCCACGGAGAAGGCCGCGAATACCTTCAACACCCTCGCTAACGCCCTGTCGCTCGGCGATGAGTTTTTGGACAGCAGCAAGGACGGCTACAAGGCTCTTGGGCTGAATGCCGCGAAGGTTCAGAAAGAATTTGCGAAGAAGCCATTAGAAACAGCAGTGGCCCTTCTCGAGCGTCTCGCAAAGATCTCGGACCCGATCAAGCAGGCACAGGTTCGGACGGACTTGTTCGGCAAGGATTGGCAGGACAGCATTGCAATTCTGGCTGGTAACTTGCCGGGCCTGCATAAGGCATTGGGTCTCGTTGGTGACAAAACCAAGTATGCCGGCTCAGTCTTCTCGAACTTTACGACATCCATCAACACGGATGTTGGCAAGCTCGATCGGGCGGCCCGCTCTCTGGAAGTCCTTGGCGTCCGTACTGGCAATGCCTTCAAGGGCATTGCTGGAGCAGTAGCGGAGGAGATCAACAAGGCCGTCGACAAGATCGAGCGTGGCGAGACGATCCTTGACCGCCTCGAGGCTCAGCGTCGAGCGCGGGACGTGGCCGCCGGCCGAGATCCCGATGCCGCTGCGAAAGCGCTAGCAGCCGAAACCAAGGAGCAAGAGGAAGCTGGCACCAAGATTCGCGAATGGCTCTTCGGCGATAAGGACATGACCCTGAACCGGTGGGTCTTCCCGACGCTCTCCGATCAACAGCGCTCCGTCCGAGAAGCGGTCACTGCTGACCTGATCCGCGATCAGCAGGAGGCTGCAGAACTTCAGGCCAGATCGGAGCGGCAAAGGGCAAGCGGTCACTTTGGGCTTCGCGATACCGAGAGGCGGCTCTACCAGGTCAACAGCCGGCTTGAGAGCCGCCGCCTGTACGAGCGGCAGATGTACGCGATGCAGCAGGAGCTCAGCGCGAACGATGCCCGTCTGACCCGCATGAGCGGCCCAGGTTTTGAGGCGTTCGGACGCGTCGAAGGCCCCATCAATGCAGGACCTCTCGTCGGTGGGACTTCCGCTGGCGCCGTCGGCTTCGGCAACTTCGGTTCGCTCCTGAACAGCCTGACAGACATCAAGGCGACCGTAGATCAGCCGGTGCCGGTCGATGTGACCGGGCAAGTCTCGCTGGACCCTGCATCGAAGGTCGATGTTAGGGTCAATGTCAGTGTCGATGGTGGACGGGTCACAGACATGTCCGCCTCATCGAGCGGGAATGCTCAAGGGAGCGTCGGCACCTCCATGCCGCACATCAAAGCAGGGCCGCGATAGGACAGCATCATGCGGGACTGGACAAAGACGCTCCGGCCGGCCTCATTCCGGGGTGTGCCGTTTAAGGTCGAGAGTGAGGGTCTCGCCGGAGGTGGCCGTCATGTCGCCGTGCACGAGTATGTTCGCTCCGAGGAAATCCAGACTGAGGATATGGGGCGGAAGGCCAACCGCTACCGTGTCACGGCCTATGTCGCCAATGATCTAGCGGATGTTCACGGGGCGGCACTCGTGGCCGCCCTGACCCGGCCCGGCTCCGGCATCCTGGTACTTCCGATGCTCGGACCGGTAGAGGTGATGATCTCCGGTGACATCAGCACCAACCACTCGAAGGACCGGCTCGGCTATGTAGGGTTCGACTTTGAGGCCGTGGAGGCTGGTGGGGCTTCTCTCTTCTCGAGCCTACCCCTCGGCAACCGGCTGGCCGCAGCTGCAGCCGCAACCATCGGCGGCCTCGCCCGCACCTTCCTCGGAGGCTTTCGGCCATGACGGAGCGGGTTTCGCTCGCAGCTGGTGTGGTGCAGGGGCTGTGCGATCAGATAGAAGCCTTGCGCTCAGGCGTGACGCTGGAGGCTGATGCCGCCTCCGAACTCGCCACGCGCATCGCTCGCACCCGTGCCAGTCTCGTCGGTGCAGTAAGGGTGGCAACGGTGGCAGGTGCTGTCGGGGATCTGTGCGACGTGATCCGCGATCTTGGCCGCGACGGCGACACAGCGCAGATCGAGAGCCTGGGGGCTGCGGCGCTGCCGCTGCTGATCGGGGCTCTGCCTGTGACCTCGTCGCCGGCCGTGACGCTGGCCCTGGATTTCGCCCGCGCGGCGGTGGCTTGCATCGAGGCGGCTCTGCTGGCCGAGGTCGCGGTGGCCGTAGCCGGACAGTTCTATGGCGACCGGCCGACCGCCCAGGCGGCTGCCGGACGTCTAGCCGCGCTCGCCGATAAATCGCTGGAGCGCGTGGCGGATACCGGCGGTGAAGACATCTGGCGCGCTGCCTCCGAGGCCGTGCGCCAAGCCATTGATCATCTCGGGCGCGGCGCGCTCGATCTCAAACCCGTGGTGCTGGTCGAGGCCCTGCGATCGCTGCCGTCCACCGTGCTCGCCTGGCGCCTGTACGGCGATCCGGAACGGGCCGAGGAGCTGGTGGGGCGCAACGGCGTGGCCACGCCTCTGTTCATGCCGACGCAGATTGAGGCTCTGGTATCCTGATGGACGAGATTGTCACCCTTGTCGTTGGTGGCAAGCGCCTCTCCGGGTTCCAGGAGGTGAATGTCACTCGCTCCATGGAGCGGGCGGCGATCAGCTTCGGACTGCGAGCCACGAACCCCGCGTGGCATGAAGATGCCTGGGCACTGAGGCTTGGAGCCGAGGTCGAATTGTATTCCAACGGCACCCTGCTGTGCCGGGGCTATATCGACAATTACGAAGCTGACCATGGAGAGGGTGCGTCTCACGACGTGCGGGTGTCCGGCCGCTCCAAAGCGGCAGACGCGATCGACTGTCCGCCAGCTAAGCACAAGACCGGTCGCGTCGAGGGCAAGACCCTCGAAGAGGTGGCGAAGGAGTTTGACGAGTTCGGTATCGGCTACAAGGCCGATGTGCCCCTCAAGACTATTGCGAAAGTGCAGCGCTATCCAACCGACAGCGTGCATGACACGCTCGAACGCGAGGCGCGCGAGCAAGGCTTGATGTTGATGGGGCAGCCGGACGGATCGGTGCTCATCACCCGGGCGGGCTCCAAGCGTCACGCCGGTGCGCTGGTCGAGGGGCAGCCGCCAATCAAGAAATTCGGCGTGAAGTTCTCGGCCGAGGGCAAGTTCTCCGAGGTAACAGCCAAAGCGCAGCGCGCGATCGGAACCAACACCAAGGATCTGCGCCAGGAAGTCAAGGAATACGACCCGGAGGTCGGCCGTTACCGCCCGCTGATCGTGTTCCTCGAAGGTGACGGCACCGAGGAGGATTTAAAGACACGCGCTCAGTGGGAGCGGCTGCGCAGGCAGGGATCGGGGACATCGATTTCGATCACGACCAGCACTTGGCGCGATGAGGCTGGTGAGATCTGGGCGCCCGGTCGCCTCATGGCCCTTGTGCTGCCGAGCGAGCGAGTTGATCAGGACATGACGCTCTCCAGCGTCACCTTCACGCAAAATCATCGGGGCACGATAGCGGCTCTCACCTTCGTCGATCCGCGCAGTCACGGCGGCAAGGATCCGAAGGGCAAATCGGACAAGGCCTATAGTGCTGGCAGGGCACTGAAGGACGATGGCGCCAAAAAATCGAAGGCCTCTGCTGAAACTGGAACCGGATTGCTGGACTGATGATGTACGACCTGTTCCGCACCGAGCTGCGCGAGACGCAGGACGATGGTGATCAGCAGACGGTAACCCTTTATGGTGTTGGCGGCGAGGAGCTGACCAAGGTTCATCGGGTCCAGCACTTCGGCCTCTCGTCAGCAGCGCCCGCAGGATCACATGGCATCGGGATGGCGCTCCATGGGCGCCGCGATCTCGTAGTGGCGCTGGGCCTGGAGAATGCCCAGCATCGGCCTCGCAATGTCGCACCAGGCGGGACTGTTCTCTACGACGCGTTTGGTTCTGCAATCTCGCTGGTGCAGGCCAACATGCGCATCGTTCACAGCCAGAAGGTCGAGATGGTCTGCAACGGCGCCACCATCGTGATGGAGGGTGGCAAGGTGAAAATCAACTGATGCCCCGCGTTGCCCGCCTCGGTGATCCATCCAGCCATGGTGGGGTCATCATCTCGTCGGCGTCCCGCTCGGAGGCCGACGGCATCCTGATCGCCCGCGTGGGTGATCTCCATTCCTGCCCGATCCCCGGTCATGGGATCACGTCCATTCTGACAGGTTCGCCGACGCTCGAGGTGGAAGGCGAGCCAGCGGCCAGGGTCGGCTCCATCTGCGGCTGTGGCGCTGTGATCTCCGACGGTTCGCCCAAGTTCGAGTGCTCCTGAAAGGGCATCCATGCTCACGATCAAACTGCTGTCTACGGCAGACCGCACGGTCCTGCCGCCCGATGTCGTGATCATTGACGGCATTACGGGCGACTTCGTGCTGGATGAGCGCACTGGATTGCGCGCGCAGAACCCGATCGCCACGGCGATTGCCCTCTGCCTTCTAACTGATGCCCGTGCCTCTCAGGACGAACTTCGGCACGAGCATGCGGGCGATGCCCGCGGCTGGCCTGGTGACGGCTTCGACATCGACACTTCGCGCGGTGAGACGGAACTCGGCTCCAAGCTCTGGCTCTACCGGCGGCATGAACTTGTCGACGAGACGGGTAGAGCAGTCGAGGACGAAGCCAGGCGCGCCCTGCAGACGCTCGTCCGTCAGGGCCTCGCCTCTCGCATCGATGTCAAGGCAACGGTGCAAAAAGCTGAAGGCCGCGTCGCTCTGGAAGTGGCTGTTATTGGTCGCGATGGCCGCACCACCACAAACGTTCGCTTCGATCCTCTCTGGAAGCTCATTCAATGACGTTCGTCGTTCCCAAGCTCTCCGATCTGTCACAGCGGGCGCGCCTGATCATCTCCGAGGCGACCGAGGGCGCCACGATCGATCTTTGGCCGAATCTATTTCCGATCTTGGCCAAGATACTGGCGCTACTGGGCAAGGAGTGGCATCTCCGGCTCAAATTCCTCTACCGGCAGCTCTTTGCATCGACTGCAGATGAAGTCTGGCTGGTGCGCCACGGCTTTGAACTTGGCATCACCCGTATCCCCGCGAAGGTCGCAACTGGCTTTGCGACCACGAGTTGCCCAGCGGGCACTGTTGTGCCCGTTGGCGTTACCTACCGTCGGAATGACGGCGCCCTGTTTCGCACGCGGACAAGTGCAATAGGAAGTGGAGCCGGCACAAGTCTGGAATTCGAAGCCATTGACGCGGGAGCACTCGGCAACACCGACGCTGGACAGGCGCTCAGTCTCGTAGATGTCGGTCTCGTGCCAGGGCTTGGCGACACGGCGGTCGTCTCGTCCGGGGGGCTGGGTGCTGGTGCGGATGTCGAAGATAAGGAGATGCTCCGGCAACGGATCCTCGATCGCAAGCGCAACCCGCCGCAGGGTGGATCCGTGCCAGACTGGGTGCGGTGGGTGAAGGAAAGCTCCAGCGCCATCACCCGCGTCTGGGTCTCCAGCTTTCTCGGGGACTCTCGCGAGGTCTGGATTGCGTTCCAGCATGCTGAGCGACCCAATGGTATCCCCACGCCGGCGGATGTGGCGGCGGTGCAGGCCTATGTCGAGGATCCGCTTCGTCGGCCGGTGACCGCGCGCGTTACGGTCGTGGCGCCCGTGCCGCAGCCGGTGGACATCACGATTCAGGGTCTTGATCCGGACAACCCAGCGATCCGGGCGGCCATCGAGGCTGAGCTGGCCGCCATGTTTGTCGATCGAGCCGCGCCGGCGACACCTTCGCAAAGTTTCACTCTGTGGCGCTCCTGGATCACCGAGGCGATTTCTCGCGCCACAGGCGAGACCAGCCACGCCCTGATTAGCCCGGCAACAGACCCGGCCTACACCGTCGGCGGCCACATGCCGGTGCTCGGTACCATCTCCTATTCTTCGTGAGCGATCGATGACCATTCCAGAGGGCTGGCCGTGTGCGCTCCTTCCCACGAACCCGCCCTCGGTGGCGGATCGAGAGAGTGAGCCTGGCGCAGACGATCTGCTACCGCAGGTCATCACGATGGCACCGCGCGGCGTTATCTGGGGAACGGACGAGGCCAGTGATGGCAGTGGCGCGTCGCCAGTCATGCGCAAGGTGTGGCGGGCTATCGCAGGCTGGTTGGCTGATCAGTATCAGGCGGCTTTCCAGGCAGCGACCCAGACCCTCCCGACGGCGATCACCTACTCGCTGGATGATTGGGAAGCGGAGTATGGATTGCCGGATCCGTGCACATCCGTCGATGGCGGGGTGCAGGGCCGCATCAATGCCGTCCGAGCACGCTTCGGCGCGCAGGGTGGGTCAAGCCCGGCCTACTTCATCTGTCTCGCGGCGTCCGTCGGCTATGACATCACCATCACCGAGCCGAACGATTTCATTTGCAGCGTGTCGGAATGCGCAGGCGACGACACGGTCGTGGCGGTCAACGGCCATCACGAGTGGATCGTCCACCTGCTAAACCTCGGCGACATCTGGTTCTACGCCGGCGAGGGCCGCATCGGCGAGACGCCGCTCGGCGGCTTCGTCGTTGCCACCGATCTCGAGTGCATTCTCCGGCGCGTCGCACCCGCGCACACCACCCTGATTTTCGATTACAGCGGAGTTGAATGATGAAGTATCAGCCACCGGTGGGCGCGTCTGATCCGAATGACCCCTATGTGGACCGCAATCTCGCTGCCGGCATTCAGGGTTCGCG